TTAAAACTAAATCATAAATCATTTCATCAAGTAGTTGTTTTAGGTTCTTCATCTTTTGTTCCTTTTATGCAATTAACTAGTCATACTAGAAGAGAAGTAATTGAAGATTTATTAGATATTAATATATTCTCTAAGATGAATTTTATTTTAAGAGAAAAAAATTACAAATTAAAAGATAAAATAAAAGAAGTTGGAGACGATATACGAATACAGAATAATAAGATAGAAACTCAAAACAAATATATTAAAGATGTTAAGATACTTAATGAAGAAGTTAAAGAAGATAAATTAACTCAGATTGATAATGCATATCATGAAGTCATTGAGCTCAAACAGAGAATTAAAGTAGCTCAAAGTGATTATGATGTAGAGTTCCCTAAAATAGAAAAAAATCTTAACGAATATAATGATCATAAACAAGCTAATATGCATGCTATGGCAAGGATAAAATCCAGAATAGAATCAGTAGTAAAAAATGCTAAATTTTATGAGGATCATTTAAAATGCCCTACCTGTACTCAATCTATAACACAAGAAATTAGAGAAAATAAAATACAAGAATCTAAAGATGATGCTAAAGATTTACAAAAAAATATGAATGAATTATCTGAGAAAGCCGAAGGTATAAAAAATGCTTTGGATGGTGTTATTAGTCATCATGAATATTATCGAGAAGTATTATCTGATATTAATAATGACAATAAAGAAATTACTCGCCTTAATAATTTAATGACAAAATTAAACGGAGAGATATCTAATAGTGATTCTAAAGATATTGAAAAGGCTAATAAAGAATTAGATAATTTAAGAATTGAAAAGGATACATTAGATACTAAAAAAATAGATTTATCCGAAACCTTTTCCTATAATTCTGCTATGTTAGAAATGCTTAGAGATAGTGGAATAAAAACTAAGATAATAAAACAATATTTACCTATTATTAATAAATTAGTAAATCAATATCTACAAGTATTAGATTTTTATGTACACTTTGATTTAGATGAAAACTTTGTAGAAACTATAAGGTCTAGACATAGAGATGCTTTTACTTATGATTCGTTTTCTGAAGGAGAAAAACAAAGAATAGATTTAGCTTTATTGTTTTCATGGAGACAAATAGCCAAGATGAAAAACTCTATTGCTACTAATTTATTAGTCTTAGACGAAACTTTCGATTCTAGTTTAGATATAGATGGAGTAGAAAATCTATTAAAGATTTTAAATACCCTTAGTGATGATACTAACGTATTTGTTATATCACATAAAAGGGAAGTACTAGATGACAAATTTGAAAGTAAAATAGAATTTTTTAAAGAAAAAAATTTCAGTAAAATAAAATAAATGTTTACTTTGTTAACAAAGTGTGATATAATATTATTTAGGAGGCTATATTATGGAATTAAGTACAGAAACTAGATCAATATTAAGTAATTTTGCTAGTATAAATCTGAATATGTTATTTTTAGAAGGTAATATTATAAAAACTATAACTGAAGGAAGAAATGTTCAGGCAGAAGCTACTATTAAAGAAGAATTTCCTAGGAAATTTGGTATATATGATCTTAATGAATTTTTAGGAGTATTAAATTTAGTAGATTCACCTACTATATTTTTTGATGAAGATAATTTAGTAGTAGGAGATAAAAGCGGAAGAACTAGAATAAACTATTACTATTCAGTAGAAGAAAGTTTAACTTATCCTACTAAAAATATAATAATGCCTAGTGAAGAGGTTGTATTTGTTTTAGATAATACTACATTTTCTAAAATTAAAAAGGCAGCGTCTACTTTAGGACATGAACATTTATCTATAGTTGGTAAAGAAGGAACATTAACTTTATCTCTTACTGACTTAGAAAATAAAACTAAAAACACTTTTGCAATGGATATAGATAGTATAGAAGATACTAAGGTTTCATTTAATTTTATTATAAATATCCAAAATATCAAGATTATTCCAGGTGATTATACAGTAACAATATCATCTAGATTAATATCAAACTTTAAAAACAAAGAAATACCTTTACAATATTGGATTGCCTGTGAAAAGGAATCTACATTTAATCAAAGCTAATAGGGAGTTATATTATGGCTGAAGAAAAAAAAGAAAAACAACAAGAAAATGTGGCAGTAGCACAAGATGCAGGTGAAGCAGCCGCAAAAGAAATAATTGAAATGTCTAATAGATGTTCTCGTAGTACAATAGCAGTTATAGATGCTGTTTGTCAAAGAGGTGGTTTTAAAGGCGAAGAACTTACTACTATTGGCCAACTTAGAGATCAATGTATTTCAATAGTACAAATGTACGAAAGTCTTAATCAAAAATCTGCTTAATTTTTATTATTATATTATGAAAGGACTTTATGTCTAGTGATTTTTTATGGGTTGAGAAATATCGACCTGAAACTATAGCAGATATTATATTACCAAACTCTTTAAAAAAACCTTTAAAACATATAGTAGAATCAGGTGAATTACCTAATATGTTATTTACTGGCACTCCTGGTACCGGTAAAACTACTGTAGCTAAAGCTTTATGCAAAGAAATGCATTTAGATTATATAGTTATTAATGGTTCTGAAGAAGGTAATATTGATACACTAAGAACTAAAATAAAACAATTTGCTTCGTCAGTCTCCTTGCAAGGAGGTTATAAAGTAGTAATACTAGATGAAGCTGATTATCTTAATGCTCAATCATTTCAACCGGCTCTTCGTGGATTTATAGAAGAATTTTATAAAAATTGTCGTTTTGTTCTTACTTGTAATTTTAAAAATCGTATTATAGAACCTTTACATTCTCGATGTGCGGTATTTGAATTTAATACAAGTAAAAAAGAATTAGCAGAATTAGCTTCACTTTTTATGAAAAGATTCATAAATATATTAAATACGGAGCAAATTACATATGAGAAAGAGGTTGTAGTAGAGCTAATAATGAAATACGCTCCTGATTGGAGGAGAGTTATAAATGAGACTCAACGATATTCGGTCAGCGGTATATTGGATCTTAATATTCTTAGCGTTCTCGGCAGCGATATATATAGTGATTTACTACTAAACTTAAAGAATAAAGACTTTAAGAAAATGCGTAATTGGGTAGTTAACAATATAGATACCGACGCATCAGCGATATTTAGAGGAATATACGATAAAATGTATGATTGGGTTTTACCACAATCTATACCGCAACTAGTTTTAATATTGGCGGATTACCAATATAAACAAGCTTTTGTAGCAGATCATGAATTAAATATAGTAGCTTGTATGACAGAAATTATGTCAAATATAGAATTTAAATGACAAATCCGTTTCAATATATTCATGCCATTAGTTATTCTAAAAAAGATCTAATGGTAGATGACATAGCAGAAAAGGAATATGTCCCTTTTATGGTTAATAGGGGATTATCCTATTTTGGCGATACAGTTCTGATGGCAAATGAAATGAATGTTAATAATGTTCTTGATAAACGTTTACAATTCGATTTTCTTATAAATATAGTAAGGAAAAGGAAAAGATTCTCTAAATGGATAAAACCTAATCTAGAAAGTGATGTTGAAGCGATTAAAGAATATTATGGCTATAGCAATCAAAAAGCGCGCCATGCTTTGTCACTTCTCACACCTGAAAAAATAAAAATAATAAAACAAAAGGTGTATAAAGGTGGAAGAAAATAATATAGTAGAATGGACCCCTGATTCTATGTTAGAGGTCACATTAAATGAACCTGATGATTTTTTAAAGGTAAGAGAAACTCTAACTAGAATTGGAGTTGCTTCCCGTAAAGAGAAGAAACTATATCAGTCTTGTCACATATTACATAAACAAGGTAGATATTTTATTGTGCACTTTAAAGAGCTCTTTCTATTGGATGGGAAAAAATCTAATTTAGAAGAAAATGATGTAGCACGTAGAAACACGATAGCTCAGCTTATGAGTGATTGGGGATTAATTTCTATAGAAAATACAGAAAAAAGCAAACCCACTGCTCCGCTGAGACAAATAAAAATTCTTTCTTTTAAAGAGAAAGATGAATGGGAGTTATGTCCCAAATATAATATAGGAAATAAATAAATTTTTTTTTGCCTTCGGGGTTTAAATTTAGAAAAAAAGTACTATATTAATAATAGAACGCCAATTATGGGTTCTATAAACCTTGCTTAATAAGGAGGAAAATATGAACAATTTAAGCACTTATATACGCTTCAAAGAAGCTTACGACCCATTCCTAGTTGGATTTGATAGAATATTTGATCAATTCGACCAAATGGAAACAATCAACACATCAGGAGGATATCCACCTTACGATATTGTAAGAGATGGAGAAAGTTATACTATTAATCTAGCATGCGCTGGATTTACAGAGGAAGATCTTTCTGTTGAATTAAATGATGGTCGTCTTGCTATCTCAGGCGAAATTAAAGAAAAAGGATCTAGTGACTATATACATAAAGGAATAGGTACTAGAAAATTTGTTAAGTCTTTTACCTTAGCTGAAACAGTAGAGGTTAAAGATGTTTCTTTAAATCACGGAGTTCTTTCTGTTGTAATGGAAAACGTTTTACCGGAACATAAGCGTCCTAGAAAGTTTGCTATTAATTCATCAGAAAATAATTCAGTGTTATCTAATGTCAGTAAAAAAGCTAAACAACTTTTAACTGAATAAACAAAACGTATATATAGTAGCGAGGATAAAAAATCTTCGCTACCCCTAAATGAGGAATATTATGAATTTAGACAAACTTAGAGAAGAGATCTCTATAGATGAAGGTGTTAAACACGAAATATATTTGGATCATCTTGGTCTGCCTACTTTTGGTATTGGCCATCTTAT